CTTAAAAAAATCTCCGGAGGGATATTTTGGAAATGGGGTTTACCCCTTTGGGTGCAGTATTTGAACGAGCTTACAGGGTTGATGCATTTTCCATAAAGTGTGAACATCTCCTTTCATGTTTCTTTTCTCCTTTCGGTGATTGGTGGAAATTCAGCTCTGTAAGTTCTTTCAAATACTGCACCTATTCTCATCTAAAAGTATATCGGTTCGGATGGAAAGTGCAGTACAAGTATGCGGATATGGCGGAACTGGCAGACGCAATAGACTCAGAATTTATTGGAGGTAACTCCGTGCAGGTTCAACTCCTGTTATCCGCACCAAAATTTTAAGAGAGGAGGCAGTGCTAATGCCAAAAGGTAAAGCTGCAAGCTCTTCCGACTCAAACAGCCCATTGAGACCACCGACATCTCTCGAAGCGCAAGAGAACTTAATGATTTCTTTGGCGGTTCAATGTGCTGAAAAGCAGCTCAGAGACGGAACTGCTTCTTCTCAGGTCATAACACATTATTTGAAACTCGGTTCCAGTAAGGAACGAATCGAAAAGGAGATTCTGGAGAAGCAGAAAGAGCTTATCGAAGCGAAGACCAAAAATCTAAATTCCAATAGTGAAGCCAAGGAGCTGTATAACAAGGCTCTTGAAGCATTCAGGAGATATTCGGGTGCAGGCGGTGATGACGATGAGTATTAAAACTTATTCAGAGTTGATTACACTGCCGACATTTGAAGAACGGTTTTACTATTTGAAACTCGATGGCTCTGTTGGGAAAGAGACTTTCGGTTTTAAGCGCTGGCTGAACCAAGAGTTCTATCATTCCGATAAGTGGCTGAAATTCAGAGATGAAATCATCATTCGCGATGAGGGTTGTGATCTTGGCGTGCCGGGTTATGAAATCTTTGGCTCAATACTGATTCATCATCTGAACCCAATTACTTACGAAGACCTTTTGAATCAGAGTCCGTGCGTCTTCGACCCGGAGAATGTGGTTTGCACTAAGTTGAATACGCACAATGCTATTCACTATGGTGACGAAAGCTTATTGCTTCTCCCTCCTGTACAGCGCACACAAAATGATACATGCCCCTGGCGAAAATAATGAAAGGAGAAAATTTCAATGACTAAGGAAATCTATGAAAATTCTGTTCTTGATGAATCGACTGAAAACATCGAGGAGCAGGAAGCTGGACTTTGCGAAGATGCTGCTCGAAATGTGATCGGTGTAGTCACAGATTGTTTGAAGCTGAACATCCGTGAAAAACCGACTAAGGATTCCAGAGTAGTAACAGTTGTGACCTGTCTTGACGAATTGGAAGTCGATATGGGCGATTCCAATGATGATTGGTATGCTGTCTGCACTGCTGCCGGAATCGAAGGATTCTGCATGAAGAAATTTGTAGCCATCAGGCAGTAAGGAGAAAACGATATGGATAGTATACTGACATCGATTAAAAAGCTGCTCGGAATTGCTGAAGAGTATGAGCACTTTGACCCGGACATCATAATGTACATCAATTCGGCATTCTCGGTCTTGACGCAGCTCGGTGTTGGTCCTGAAGAAGGGTTCCGTATCGAAGATGCAAGCAAGACCTGGTCCGAATTTCTGTACGATGATCCTCGTCTTGAATTTGTAAAAACCTTTATCTACCTAAAGGTAAGACTGGCGTTTGACCCGCCTTTAAGTTCAGCAGTGATGGAAGCAATCAACCGACAGATCAGCGAGCTTGAATGGAGAATCAATGTGACAGTCGACCCTGATTAAAAATGAGAGGAGGATTTCAAAATGGATAATACAGCTCTTATGCATCATGGCGTTACCGGTATGAAGTGGGGTGTTCGCCGTTACCAGAATAAAGACGGCACTCTGACTGCTGCCGGGCAGAAAAGATACGACAGAGATGTTCGAGAGAACAAAGCCAAAAAGAAGGAAAATCGTATCGATGTAAGCGACCCCGATCCTAAGCGTTGGGTAAAGGAAGATTTAGAGAGAACAAAGCGAACAGTGGATAGCAGCTCTGAATTACTCAAAAAAGCTTCCGAAATAGAACGAAGTTCTGCACCTAAGGCTACCAAAAAACGAATGGACTTGAGCAAGATGACCGATCAGGAACTTCGGCAGGCAATCAGTCGAGAGCAGCTTGAACGACAGTATAATGATCTGTTCGGGAAAACCGAGAGTGCTAAAATTTCCAAAGGACGACAGTTTGCGCGAAATACGCTTGAAACGGCTGGTACCGTTCTTGCTATAGGAAGTTCGGCTTTGGGTATCGCTCTGGCTATCAAAGAACTGAAAGGATAAATGAATTATGGCATTATCAAACACTGCCGTTCCCAAGTATTATGGCATGTTTCGTGATGCCGTAATTCGAGGGGAAATTCCGGTTTGTAAAGAGATCTCTATGGAGATGAACCGCATCGATGATCTTATCGCTAATCCGGGTGTTTACTATGATGACCAAGCTGTTGAGGGCTGGATCGCCTATTGCGAATCTGAGCTTACTTTGACAGATGGTTCTGACCTTAGTCTTTTGGATAGCTTCAAGCTTTGGGGCGAACAGATCTTTGGCTGGTACTACTTTGTTGAACGAAGTGTTTATCAGCCAAATCCAGATGGTCATGGTGGGCATTATGTTCGTAAGAATGTAAAGAAACGGCTAATCAACAAACAGTATTTGATCGTTGCACGAGGCGCTGCCAAATCAATGTACGGCTCAACTCTGCAAGGTTACTTTCTGAATGTTGACACCTCTACCACCCATCAGATCACAACTGCTCCAACAATGAAACAGGCGGAAGAGGTCATGTCTCCTCTTCGTACTGCTATCACCCGTTCGAGAGGGCCATTGTTCCAGTTCCTGACAGAAGGCTCGTTGCAGAACACCACTGGCTCCAAAGCGAATCGTACAAAGTTAGCCTCTACAAAAAAGGGCGTTGAAAACTTTCTGACCGGTTCGCTCCTTGAAGTCAGACCTATGAGTATCAATAAGCTTCAGGGACTACAGATCAAGGTTGCTACGGTTGACGAGTGGCTTTCCGGCGACATTCGAGAGGATGTTATCGGCGCTATTGAGCAGGGTGCATCCAAGGTGAATGACTACATCATTGTTGCAATTAGCTCAGAAGGTACGGTTCGTAATGGAAGTGGCGATACCATCAAAATGGAGTTGATGGACATCCTTAAGGGTGACTACATCAACCCACATGTTTCGATTTGGTGGTACAAGCTGGATTCCATTGATGAAGTCGGAGATCCGGAAATGTGGCTTAAGGCTAATCCAAATCTTGGGAAAACCGTAAGTTATGAGACTTACCAGTTGGATGTTGAAAGAGCCGAGAAAGCCCCTGCCGCCCGAAATGACATTTTGGCAAAACGGTTTGGGCTACCGATGGAGGGTTATACCTATTACTTCACTTACGAAGAAACTCTTCCGCATCGAAAGAGGGACTTCTGGCAGATGCCCTGCTCCCTTGGTGCAGACTTGTCACAGGGCGACGACTTCTGCGCATTTACATTTTTGTTCCCATTACCAAATGGTTCTTTTGGTGTTAAGACCCGAAATTACATTACTTCTACAACCTTGATGAAGCTGCCTGCTGCTATGAGGATCAAGTACGATCAATTCATGGCGGAGGGCAGTTTAATTGTTTTAGAGGGTGCCGTACTCAACATGATGGATGTCTATGAAGACCTGGACAATCACATTCAGGAGTGCGGATATGATGTTCGGTGTCTTGGATTTGACCCTTATAATGCAAAAGAATTTGTAGCGAGATGGGAATCTGAAAACGGTCCGTTTGGAATCGAGAAGGTCATTCAGGGTGCTAAAACCGAATCAGTTCCGCTTGGAGAATTGAAGAAGCTTTCTGAAGAAAGAATGCTTATCTTCGACGAGGACCTTATGACTTTTGCTATGGGTAACTGTATTACCCTTGAAGATACAAACGGAAACCGTAAACTTTTGAAGAAGCGATATGAGCAGAAAATCGATGCTGTTGCGGCAATGATGGATGCCTATATCGCTTATAAACTTAATCGAGACGCATTTGAATAAGGAGGTGGTCAAGTTGGATGAGATGTACCATCACGGTATTCTCGGTCAGAAATGGGGCGTTCGTCGTTTCCAGAACAAAGACGGCACTTTGACCACAGCCGGTCAAAAGCGTTTGGAAAAGAAAGACGCAAAGTGGGCTCATAAAAACCACGACAAAATCGTGTCTAAAGCTCGCAAAGATGTTTCCAAAGAACTCGATCAGTACGCCAATCAACTATTAAAAAATCCTTCTTCCGTGACATCGAAGGGTAAGATCAGCTCCTCAGCTATCAATTCCTATAACCGGAAAATGGCTGAGCTGATGAATGAGTCCGTTAAAAATGTTACTGCACCTTCAGGGCGTGTCGTTCAATTCGTTGCAAAACGAGGCGAAGTAGGCGTGCATATGGCTCTGGCTGACAGAGGCTATGATATGCAGCAGCTAAAGAATGGTATCTGGGCTTCCGGTCGAGTTGCCTATAAGAAGAAAAATGTTGATATGGTTTAAGGAGGTGATGATTCAAAATGGAGATGTCTTTTGGTTCCAGACTGAAACATGCTTGGAATGCGTTTACCGGTAATGTTCAAATGAATTACCGGGATTTAGGTATGAGCTATTCGTACCGAGCTGACCGACCAAGAATGTCCAGAGGCAATGAAAGATCGATCGTTACATCGGTATATAACCGCATTGCGCTTGATGTTGCTGCACTGAATGTTCAGCATGTCCGTCTGGATGAAAATGGGCGTTTTCTTTCGGTCATCGATGACGGATTGAATAATTGCCTCACTTTGGAAGCGAATGTCGATCAGACAGCACGATCGTTTATTCAGGACGTAGTAATCTCTATGTTTGATGAAGGAAGCGTCGCAATTGTTCCGGTCGACACAACGACTGACCCGAATGTGTCCGGTTCGTATGACATACAGTCCCTGCGTGTCGGACAAATTTTGGACTGGTATCCACAGTACATCCGCACTCGTGTGTACAATGAACAGACGGGCAGAAAAGAAGATATTGTGGTGCCAAAAAGTGCAGTGGCTATTATTGAAAATCCACTGTACGCAGTTATCAATGAGCCGAACTCCACTATGCAGCGGCTCATTCGTAAACTTAACCTACTTGATGTCATTGATGAACAAAGCGGATCTGGAAAACTCGATTTGATTATCCAGCTTCCCTATGTAATCAAGACTGAAGCAAGGCGTCAACAGGCCGAAAATCGGCGTAAAGATATAGAAAGCCAGTTGTCAGGTTCTAAGTATGGTATTGCTTATACCGATGGTACTGAGCATATCACACAGTTGAATCGTTCCGTGAATAACAACCTGATGTCCCAGATTGAATACTTGACGAGTATGCTATACAGCCAGTTGGGGATCACTCAGAGCATTTTGGATGGAACAGCGGACGAGAAGACAATGCTGAACTATAACAACCGGACAATCGAGCCGATCATTTCCGCTATTGTTGATGAGATGAAACGAAAGTTTCTGACTAAAACTGCCCGATCACAGCGACAGTCGATTTCGTTCTTTAGAGACCCGTTCAAACTGGTTCCTGTTAATGAAATCGCTGAAATTGCTGACAAGTTCACGAGAAATGAAATCATGACCTCGAATGAAATTCGTCAGGTCGTTGGTATGAAACCCTCTGAAGATCCGAGAGCAGACGAACTTAGAAATAAGAATCTAAGTGAACCGTCCGGTTCCGATCAACAGTCAGGAGAAGTGCCGACGGATTCAGACGAAGAGTCAGCAAATGATTTGGACGACAAAATCTCTAAGCAAAATCGAAAAAGTAAGGAGGAAAATCAAAATGAGTAGACCTTTTTCGGTTGAGGCTTGTGATTTCAGCGGCTGGGCAACCCGAAACGACCTTAAGTGTTCCGATGGAAGAGTGATTCGTCGGGATGCCTTTAAGAATAACGACGGTATTAAAGTCCCGCTGGTCTGGAATCATCAGCACAACAGTCCTCGTGATGTTCTTGGCCATGCATGGCTTGAGAACCGTGAGGAGGGTGTTTACACCTATGGCTTTCTCAATGACACCGCTGATGGTGAAATTGCGAAAGTTCTTATCAAACATGGCGACATCTGCGCTCTGTCCATTTACGCCAATCAGCTTCAGCAGGCTGGTCCTGATGTGCTGCATGGTTGTATTTGTGAGGTGAGTCTGGTGCATAAGGGCGCTAATCCCGGTGCATTTATTGACTCCATGTTGAAGCATGGCGAAATGTCCGATGATGAAGCTATCATCTATACCGGAATGCCTCTTTACCTTTCTCATTCTGCGGAATCTAAAGGTGAGCAGAAAGAGGAGGAAAAGAAGGAAAAGAAGGAGGATTCCAAAGAGGACAAGTCTGCTGAAACCAAGGAAGAGAAGAAGGATGACGAGACGATTGCCGATGTGATCAACTCCATGTCTGAAAAGCAGCAGAATGTCATGTATGCGCTTATCGCACAGGCTCTCGAAGGCGAACCCGAAAAGGAATCCAAGGACGATTCCGACAACAAATCTGAATCCAATAAGGAGGATAACACAATGAAACACAATGTCTTTGACAACGATCAGCAGAAGAAGACCGAGGTTCTGTCTCATGCTGACCAGGCAAGCATCATTTCTATGGCTAAGTCCAACAGCGTTGGCAGTCTTCGTACTGCTATGGATATCTATGCGGAGCAGAATCCTGACAGTGTTCTGGCTCATGGTATCGACGGTATCGAAACCCTGTTCCCTGAGCACAAGGATGCCCGTCCCGGTGCTCCTGAACTGCTCACTACCGACCAGGGTTGGGTGAATGAGGTTCTGAAGAAGGTTCATAAGAGCCCTATTTCCCGTATCCGTACTCGCCAGGCTGATCTGCGTAACATCGAGGCTCTCCGTGCGAAGGGTTACAAGAAGGGTACCCAGAAGGGTTATGTCGGTAACATTCAGCTGCTCCACAGAACTACCGATCCTCAGACCGTGTATGTAAAGAGCAAGCTTGACCGTGATGACATCATCGATATTCAGGACTTCGATGTGGTGCAGTATCTGTACGGTATTGACCGTATGAACCTGAACGAGGAACTGGCTACGGCTATCATGATCGGTGACGGTCGTGAGGTTGGTGCCGACGGTAAGATCGCTGAGGATAAGATTCGCCCGATCTGGCTGGACGATGAGCTGTACACCATTCACGCTGACGTCGACATCGCTGGTATGAAGAGCACGCTCCAGGGCACCAACACTTCTGCCAATTTCGGCGAGAATTACATCTATGCAGAAGCTGTGATTCAGTCTCTGCTGTATGCTCGTGAGAAGTACAAGGGCTCCGGCACTCCGGACTTCTACTGCACTCCTCATCTGGTCAATGTCATGCTGCTTGCTCGTGACCTGAACGGTCGCCGCATCTACGACAAGATCAGTGATCTGGCGGCTGCTCTGAATGTTGGCAAGATCATCACCGCCGAGCAGTTCGAGGGCAAGACCCGTACCACTTCTGATGTTTCTCCCAAGACCAAGAAGCTTCTGGGTCTGATGGTCAATCTGGCGGATTACTCTCTGGGTGCCACTAAGGGCGGCGAGATTACTCATTTCACCGACTTTGACATTGACTTCAACCAGGAGAAGAGCCTGTTGGAGACTCGCTGCTCTGGTGCAAACACTCGTGTTCTGTCTGCCATCGCTCTGGAGGAAGACGTCACGGAGTAATCTTCGGAAAGGATGAAAATTCAAAATGGCTAAATTTTATGGAGTAATTGGCTACGCTGTAACAGAAGAGACTAAGCCGGGTGTTTGGGCAGAGAAGATCATCGAGCGTATGTACTATGGTGATTTAACTCGTAACACTCGTAGACTTCAGTCTGCGGAACAACTCAACGACAACATCAATGTTGCGAATGAGATCAGTATTGTAGCCGATCCATTTGCCAATGAGAATTTTCATTCTATGAGGTACGTTGAGTTTATGGGTGCTAAATGGAAAGTAACAAGCGTTGAAGTTCAGTACCCGAGACTTATACTGGCTATAGGAGGTGTATACAATGGCGAGCAGGCTTGATCTGCAAACTTTTCTGGAAGAACTTCTGGAAAGTAAAAATGTGTATTTTCAACCTCCTGAGTCGGTGAAAATGAAATACCCCGCTATCGTGTATGCACTTGACGACATCGAAAATGTGCACGCCGATAACGGGGTCTATTCATCTCACAGACATTATTCGGTCACTGTCATCGACTCTGATCCGGATAGTGAACTTATCGGTAAGGTGGTTTCCATACCTACCTGCCGATTTGAACGATATTATGCAAGCGAGAATCTGAATCATTGGAATTTCTCGCTCTATTTCTAATAAGGAGGAATATCTTTATGTCCAAAATTATTTGGGATAAAACTGGTGAGCGCCTGTATGAAACCGGCTGTGACCATGGCGTTCTCTATCCGATGCAGACCGGCGGCGTTTATAATAAGGGCGTCGCATGGAATGGTCTGACTGCCGTTACCGAGAGTCCTTCTGGTGCTGAGGCTTCCCCGATTTATGCCGATAACATCAAGTATGTGAACCTGGTTTCCAACGAGGAGTTCGGTGCTACCGTCGAGGCGTATATGTACCCCGATGAGTTCGCTGAGTGCGATGGTTCTGTCGAGATTATGCCCGGTATGTATGCCGGTCAGCAGTCCCGTAAGACTTTCGGTCTGGCATATCGCACCATTCTGGGTAACGATACCGATCTGAACGATTACGGTTACAAGCTGCATCTGGTTTACGGCTGCCTGGCAGCGCCTTCTGAAAAGGGTTACAGCACTGTCAATGACAGTCCTGAGGCGGCTACTCTGTCCTGGGAGATCAGCACCACGCCTGTCTCTATCAACAAGCTGGTCAACGGTAAGAAGTTGAAGCCGACCGCCACGCTGACCTTTGACTCCACTAAGTTTAGTGCCGAGTTCATGACTCAGCTGGAAGAGATCCTGTACGGTAAGGACCCGACCACCGATGGCGGCAGCGATGGCGTCGAGCCTCGTCTGCCTCTGCCCGATGAGATCATCGAATTGTTCGATAAGACTCATAATCCTCAGGGCTAATCTGTATAATTATGGAGCCGTATTCAGGTAAGCTGGCGGCTCCTACTTTTTTTTTAATTTGAAAGGAGAAAAATTCAATGACTAAGGAAACTATCACTTATACCGATCTGAATGGTGTTCAGAGAACCGAAGATTTCTACTTCGACCTGTCCAAGCCTGAAATCGTAAAGATGCAGGCGAGTGCCAAGGGTGGCTACGATGTTCAGCTCAAGAGTATCGCTGCCAGTCCGAATGGGGCGCTTATTATGGAGTTCTTCGAGAACTTTATTAAGACCGCCTATGGCGAGAAGAGCGATGACGGCAGACGCTTCATGAAATCCGAGGAGATTTCTCGTAGCTTTATGGAAACTCCTGCCTATGAAGTGCTGTTCGAGAAGCTCGTCACCGATGCCGGCGCTGCATCCGAATTTGTCAATCGTGTGATGCGTGCCAACGGCAATAAACAGCAGGCTGCACCCATCGCATCTAATTAAAGAAAGCTCGGAGGACTAAGGAATGCTGAAAATTACTGTGCCGGCTGCCGAGTTTTGGGATGAAATTCATGAAGAATTTGTCTACAAGAAAGAGCAGACTTTGCAGTTGGAGCATTCCTTAGTCTCTCTTTCAAAATGGGAAAGCAAATGGAATAAGGCATTTCTCGGAAAACAAGAAAAAACCGATGCGGAAATTCTTGATTATGTACGATGTATGACCTTAACCCAGAATGTCGATCCCGAAGTATATACTCGGCTGTCTGCTGAAAACTATGCCGCCATCAATGCGTATATCGAGGCACCAATGACTGCAACTTGTCTCATTGAAGATAAGCAAGCCAGAGGTCACAAGGAAACGGTTACATCTGAGCTTATTTATTACTGGATGATTTCTTACAACATTCCGGTAGAGTTTCAAAAATGGCATTTGAATAGGCTGTTGACTCTCATACGGGTGTGCAATGTTAAGAATTCTCCACCTAAGCGAAGAAGCAAGCGTGAAATGTGGAATCGGAATGCAGCCATCAATGCCGCCAATCGAAAACGCTTTGGTTCTAAGGGGTGATTGAATGAACAGGCGATGCCGAAAATGCTTTTTTAAGAAGGTTTGCTATAAAAAGCCATCTTATAAAGCATGGCTGAAAACTTATACCAAAAAAGCAGTTACAGCGATTCTTGTTATTGCATTGATCGATCTGCAACTGTCTTATGTACTTGCATTTATGGGGCAGGTACAAATTGCAGAGTCTCTTTCCAGCACTATCGCCACCACAATTGTGGGTGTTATGGTTGGCTATTTTCTGAAAGCCTTGTTTGAAACTTTCTTTGAAAAAAGAGAAGAGAGATTGAACAAAGAAAGCGAGTCTGCTGAAAATACGAATTATGAGGAGGTTTAGTTATGCCTATCAGTTTTTTGACTACAGCACTGTTGATCGTATCTGTTATCACAAACCTGACGGTGGAAGGCATTAAGAAGTTGCTTGATGGAACGAAGGTCAAGTATTCTTCCAATGTTCTTGCGGCTATTTTATCCGTCCTGATCGCCTGTGCTGTCAGTGTAATTTACCTTATCATGACTGACACCGTCTTCACCATGAAGATCGGAGTTGAGATCGTTGTCCTGATGTATCTGGGCTTCTTGATCTCTACGGTTGGCTATGACAAGGTGATTCAGATGTTGAAGCAGATTCAGAGCGTGAAGGAGGAAACGAAAAATGAGTAACAGCCCTCTGGTATCTTATACTAAGTTAAGCCCGAATCATTCCGGGCAGAGAACCCATGCCGTTGACCGTATTACACCCCATTGTGTAGTCGGTCAGTGCTCGGTAGAAACTCTGGGCAATATTTTTGCTCCGACTTCCCGACAGGCTTCCTGCCAGTACGGTATCGGTGTAGATGGTCGAGTGGGCATGTATGTAGAAGAAAAGAACCGTTCCTGGTGCTCCTCTTCTAATGCTAACGACCAGCGTGCAATTACGATTGAATGTGCCAGCGACGCTACGCATCCCTATGCATTCAATGATGTCGTGTACGCCAAGCTGATCGAGCTTTGCGTGGACATTTGCAAACGATACGGAAAGACCAAGTTGCTGTGGTTCGGCGATAAGACGAAGACTTTGAACTATGAACCTGCTTCCAACGAAATGGTTCTGACCGTACATCGTTGGTTCGCCAACAAGAGTTGCCCTGGTGACTGGATGTATGCTCGGATGGGTGATCTTGCATCCAAAGTTACGGCTAAGCTTGGGGGCTCTGCTGGCGGAACTGAGAAGCCTGCCGATAATCAGGTACTTTATCGGGTGCAGACAGGAGCTTTCAGCAACAAGGCGAATGCCGACGCAATGCTTCAGAAAGTGAAAGCCGCCGGGTTCGACACTTACATGGTCAAAGTCGATAACCTTTACAAGATTCAGGTTGGTGCATTCAGTAAGAAAGCAAATGCCGATGCGATGGCTGCAAAGTTGAAAGTCGCTGGTTTTGATACTTATGTGACAACCAAAAGCGGAACAGCAGTCTCGACATCTTCCGCAAAGAAAACCACTGACCAGATTGCCCGTGAAGTAATTCAGGGCTTGTGGGGTAACGGTGCGGATAGAACTAATCGTCTGAAGGCAGCTGGTTACGATCCTTCCGTAATACAGAATCGGGTTAATCAGCTTCTTAAATAAGGAGGTCCGTGAATGATAAGGTTCAGTCACAAGGGAGACTTCTCTAAGGTTACACGCTTTTTGGAGAGGGCAAAAGAAGTGGTCCATCTCGGAGACCTCGACAAGTATGGCCGAGAAGGAGTCGCTGCTCTTGCGTCTGCAACGCCTGTCGATTCCGGTTTGACCGCCAGTTCATGGTATTACGAGATCGTAAACCGAAACGGATCTGCAAAGATCACCTTTTGCAACTCAAATATTCAAAATGGGGTTCCAATAGCGATCATTCTGCAATATGGTCACGGAACTCGCAACGGAGGCTGGGTACAGGGTCGAGATTACATCAATCCTGCTATTCAGCCTATTTTTGACAAAATTGCAAATGAAGCATGGAAGGAGGTTACGAAGCTATGAGTAAAACTATCGACGAAAGAGTCGTAGAAATGCGGTTTGACAATAAGCAGTTTGAGAGCAATGTTCAAACCAGTTTGTCCACCATTGAAAAATTAAAGAAAAGTTTGGATATGGACGGGGCTACAAAAGGTCTTGAGAGTATTGACAGTGCTGCCAAGAAAGTCGATATGTCGGGGCTCGGCTCTGCGGTTGAAACGGTAAAGACTCGATTCTCGGCTTTGGAAGTCATGGCCGTAACCGCCCTTGCAAACATCACCAACTCAGTCGTTAATACCGGCAAGCAAATGCTCCATTCCTTGACAATTGAACCTATCAGTCAGGGTTTTGAGGAATATGAGCTGAAGATGGGATCGATCCAGACCATCATGATGAGTACCGGTGCTTCTCTTGAAGAGGTAAATAAATATCTCCAGGAACTCAACACCTACTCTGATAAGACCATCTACTCGTTTCAGGACATGACTTCCAACATTGGTAAATTTACCAATGCGGGCGTAGGACTTGAGGATGCAGTTATGGCTATCCAGGGTGTCTCGAATGTTGCCGCCGTTTCCGGTGCCAATGCAAATGAGGCGTCCCGTGCCATGTATAACTTTGCCCAGGCTTTGTCTGCCGGTTATGTTAAGCTGATCGACTGGAAATCTATCGAGAATGCTAACATGGCAACCGTTGAATTTAAGACCCAGCTTCTTGAATCGGCTGTTGCTTGCGGCACCTTGACCAAAACTGCCGATGGTATGTACAAGACCGTCAAGGGTAATGTCATTGATGCTACACATGGCTTTAATGATTCTTTGCAGGATCAGTGGATGACTACAGAAGCTCTTGTCAGCACTCTTCGTGATTATGCTGATGAAACGACTGAAATCGGTGCAAAAGCATTCGCAGCGGCACAGGATGTTAAGACTTTCTCGCAGTTGATGGACACTCTGAAGGAAGCCGTAGGCTCCGGATGGGCGAACACATGGGAAATTCTGTTTGGTGATTTCGAAGAAGCCAAAGAACTTTGGACTGGACTCAGCCAGGTTATTGGCGGCTTTATCGATGCTCAGGCAGATGCTCGCAATGAAATGTTGCAGGGATGGAAAGATCTTGGTGAGAGAACCAAACTGATCGAAGCACTCAAAAATGCTTTTGAAGGCGTTCAGAGTGTTATCAAACCGATTTACGAAGCATTCCGTGAGATATTCCCTCCGACTACAGCTAAGCAGCTTTATGACATCACTGAAAATCTGCGAAAATTCACAGCAAATTTGAAGCTCAGTGATACAGCTTCGGCAAATCTAAAATCCACTTTCAAGGGTTTGTTTGCGATCTTGGACATCGTTAAGCAAGCCTTTTCTGCTATATTTACGGCAATTAAACCGTTGTTCAGCGGGTTTGGAACACTCGGAGATGGAATTCTCGGTTTCACCGGCGGGATTGGCGATGCTATTGTTGCGTTCGATGAATTTATTAAAACCAGCGGCGCATTCCAGAAAGTTGGTGAGGGTATTGCTACGGTTATCCAAACAATTATGACTGCCCTATCCACGCTGAAGAGCAAAATCAAAGAGAAGTTTGAATCCGCCAATTTCGAGCTATTCCACTCTTTGCTTGAGCGAATTCATGAGAGGATGGCTCAGGTCGGAGAAGCTGCGGGCGAGATGAAATCTGGTGTTATCGTTGCTTTTGAGGTTATTGGCGAAACTCTTGCGAATTGCCAATTTGTTCAGCTTCTCTCTGCTGTGTGGAACGCTGTTAAGACAATCGGAAGCGGCATTGTCAAAATCCTTAGTGAACTCGGCAGCTCTTTAGCAAAGAACCTCGGTGAAGCCAATTTTAGTGGAATCATCGATTTGCTTAATGGCATCTCATTTGGTGCCATTGCTGTCGGAATCACAAAGTTTGTCGGCACTTTCCGAGAGGCTATCGAGGACATCGGCAGTTTCAAGGAATCCTTTATCGGGATTCTTGACAGTGTTCGAGGATGTTTTGAAGCTTACCAGAATCAGTTGCAGGCGGGTACATTGCTGAAGATCGCATCGGCTATTGCCATCCTCACAGCATCTTTGATTGCGCTCAGTCTTGTTGACAGCGAAAAGTTGAATGTAGCTCTTGGAGCTATTACAGTTCTCTTCGCCGATCTCCTTGGTTCAATGGCGATATTTAACAAGATCAGTGGTCAGGCAACTGGAGTGATGAAGAGCGTAACCGCTATGCTCGGAATTGCTACGGCAGTGCTGATTTTGGCGAGTGCGCTTAAAAAGATCGCGGATTTGGATGCTAAACAGCTTACTACAGGTCTCATCGGAGTTGCTGGTCTTACCACTATGATGGTTGCAGCTGCCAAAGCCATGAGCTCCAACAGCAAAGCCATCATCAAAGGTGCTACTCAAATGGTGATCTTTGCCGCAGCCATCAAGATTCTTGCTTCGGTTTGTGAACAACTTGCCAAACTTGATTGGAATCAGCTTGCGAAAGGTCTTGTCGGCGTTGGCGTATTGCTTGCCGAAGTTTCTCTGTTCCTGAGAACCGCAAAATTCAGCGGTAAATCCATTACTACGGCTACAGGTATCGTGATTCTTTCAGCAGCAATCAAGGTGCTGGCATCTGCCTGTAAAGATTTCGGCGAAATGAAATGGGAAGATATCGGTAAGGGGCTTGCCTCTATTGCTGCGCTTCTTGCTGAGATCACCGCCTTTACAAAACTTACCGGAAACGCTCAAAATGTCATTTCCACAGGCGTAGCATTGATCGCAATTGCCGCTGCTATGAAAATCCTTGCCTCTGCGGTTAAGGACTTCTCGACTATGCAGTGGGATGAAATTGCCCGTGGTCTGACTGCTATGGCGGGTGCACTTGCTGCTATCACTGTAGCGGTCAAATTCATGCCGAACAATATGGCAGGTATTGGCGCCGGTTTGGTGATCGTTGCAGCAGCACTTGTCGTTCTTTCGACTGCTCTTGAGAAGATGGGAAATTTGAGTTGGGAGCAGGTAGCAAAAGGACTTATTACTCTCGGTGGAGCAATGACAATCCTTGCCATTGGATTAAATGCTATGACAGGTACTCTTGCCGGTTCTGCGGCACTGCTTGTTGCCGCAAGTGCGCTATTGGTGCTGACTCCGGTACTGACTATTCTCGGTGCTATGGGTTGGAGCTCCATTGTAAAGGGTCTTGTTACTTTGGCTGGAGCATTCGCTGTTCTCGGTGTTGCAGGTGCTGTATTGACACCGTTAGTTCCATCCATTCTTGCTTTGAGTGGCTCGCTGGCACTAATCGGGGTAGCAGTTGTCGGTATTGGCGCCGGGCTTGCTCTGGCAGGTGCCGGCTTGTCCGCTTTGGCAGTAGGTTTGACGGCTCTTGCAGCGGCAGGAACCGCTGGTGCTACAGCCATTGTTGCTTCTTTGACTGTCATTATCACTGGTGTTGCAGCTCTTATTCCCGCAATTGTAGCCAAGATTGGCGAGGCAATTGTTGAATTCTGTAAAGTTATTGCAGATAGTGCAGGTGCTATTGGAGAAGCAGTCAAAGCAGTTGTTCTCATGCTGGTGGATGTGCTTGTCGAGTGCGTTCCCGCTATTGCTGATGGAGAATTGAAGCTTATCGCAGGTGTTCTTGAAGCGTTGGTAGAATACACCCCGTCTATCGTCGATTCTATTTTCCAATTCCTTATCGCTGTACTTGAAGGTGTCGCTAAGAACCTCCCCGGTCTGATTCAGGCTGCGGTGGATGTATTGATGGCATTCTTCTCAGGTATTGTAGACGCACTTAAGGGTATCGACACTGAAACTCTTCTTCAGGGAATTGTCGGTATCGGTCTGCTTGCAGCGATTATGGCGGCTTTGAGTGCAGTGGCTGCTCGGGTTCCAGGTGCAATGTTGGGCGTTCTCGGTATGGGTGCTGTCATCGCTGAACTTGCTCTTGTGCTCGCTGCGGTCGGCGCTCTGGCGCAAATTCCGGGCTTGAACTGGCTTATCAACGAAGGAGGCAACCTGCTTCAGGGAATTGGCACAGCAATCGGTAAGTTTGTTGGCGGTATCGTCGGCGGCTTTATGAGTGGCGTATCCAGTCAATTCCCGCAAATTGGTTCTGACCTTTCCGGTTTCATGGCCAATGTTCAGCCGTTCCTTGACGGTGCGGCTTCTATAGATCCGGCTATGCTGGACGGTGTCAAGGCTCTTGCAGAAACGATTCTTATCCTGACAGCCGCAAATATTTTGGATGGACTGACCTCGTGGTTCACCGGTGGAAATTCGCTTTCCGGCTTTGCTGAAGAGATGGTTCCGTTCGGAAAAGCCATGAAACAATTCTCTGATGAAATCAGCGGTATTGATGGAGAAGCGGTTTCCAATGCTGCAATTGCAGGTAAGACTCTTGCGGAGATGGCCGATACGCTTCCTAATACTGGTGGCGTTGTTGGGTTCTTTGCCGGAGAGAATGACATGAATGCGTTCGGCGAACAGCTTATTCCATTTGGTCGCGCCATGCGTAACTTTGCAAATGAAGTTGCCGGAATCGATGCCAGTGTTATTACAGAAGCGGCTACCGCAGGTAAAGCACTTGCAGAGATGGCAAGCACTGTTCCGAATAGTGGCGGTGTTGTCGGCTTCTTCGCTGGAGAGAATGATATGGACGATTTCGGAGAACAGCTCGTTCCGTTCGGCAGAGCAATGAAGAATTTCTCTGACGCCGTTTCCGGATTGAAAGCCGATGTCATTCAAAATAGCGTTACCGCAGGTCAGGCTTTGCTTGAACTTGCAAATACAGTGCCGAATACGGGCGGTGTTGTATCCTGGTTTACGGGTGACAATGATCTTGAAACCTTTGGAGAGCAGCTCGTTCCGTTTGGTACTGCAATGAAGAACTATTCTTTGGCTGTTACAGGATTGGATGCATCGGTTGTTACAAACTCTGCAAATGCGGCTAAAGCTCTGGTTGAACTTTCGAACAATTTGCCGAATAGCGGCGGTATCGTATCCTGGTTTACTGGCGATAACGATATTGCAAGCTTCGGTGAGCAGTTGGTGTCTTTCGGCCAGTCTTTCGCTGCATATTACAATAGCGTCAGTGGCGTGGATGTGGCCAAGCTGAGTGGAGTAGTTGTCGAGTTCAGAAACCTTGTGGACTTGGCAAACGGCATTAAGAGCGTTGATACAAGTGGAATGTCTACATTTGCTCAGAACCTCACGAATTTGGGCAATGCAGGTATCGATGGCTTCATCAATGCTTTTACGAATGCCAATTCTCGTGTGAGCACTGCTGCAAACACAATGGTCACTACATTCATCAACGCTGCCAAAGCACAGCAAGGAAATCTGACAAGCACCTTTACTACCATGATTAACGGTATTGTCACCGCTTTTACAAGTAAGTACAGCCAGTTCACGATCATGGGTCAGACGATGATGACCAATTTTATCTCCGGTATTCGCACCGGTGATGCATCGGCTCGGTCGGCATTTGTCACAATCGTATCCGGCTGTCTGACTGCAATCCGAAATAAGTTCTACGAGTTTAACACCGTTGGACAGACCACAATGACAAATCTCATTGCCGGTATTCGGACAAAGAATCAGCTTGCAAAAGATGCCTTTGTTCAGATCATCAATAGCTGTCTGACTGCAATCCGAAATAAGTACACCGACTTCTACAATGCCGGTAAGTATCTTGTCGAGGGTTTTGCTAAGGGTATCGATGAGTATACCTGGTACGCAGAAGCACGAGCCAGAGCAATGGCAAGAGCTGCTGCACGGGCTGCGGAAGCTGAACTCGACATTAACTCGCCTTCTAAAGTCGGCTATCGAATTGGCGGATTCTTCGGTATGGGCTTTGTCAATTCTCTGATTGATTACACCGATAAGTCCTATGATGCCGGTGCATCCGTTGCAAAATCGGCTAAAGATGGACTTCGCAATGCAGTTTCCAAGATTGGCGACTTCATCGAAAACGGGATTGACTCTCAACCGACGATTCGACCGCTGCTTGATCTGTCTGATGTAACAGAGGGTGCTGGCAGACTATCGGCACTTCTGAGTCGAAACCAAGCAATGAAGATCAGTGCAGGCATGGAGCGTGATGGTGCAAGTGTCGTTCAAAATGGCGGTACTACGCCTGCCTCTGGAAACAATTACAATTTCACACAAAACAATTATTCGCCTAAGGCACTGTCGAGGATCGATATTTATCGTCAGACGAAGAATCAGTTCTCGGCGTTGAAAGGATTGGTGGAAACATGATTCATTCATTCGCTATCACCAATTACTTAGGTGATAGGATCAAACTTGACTTGAGGGAGCCTGAGGTTTCGGGCTTCCTCATCAAGTCTGTAACCGGTTTAGGTCCGGTCAAAGCAACTGTCAACACAACAGAAGTCGTCACCAATGACGGCTCTATGTTTAATTCTGCCAGACTGAGTCAGAGGAACATCGTCTTTCGAATCGTATTTGTTGATACGGTTTATGGAGAAACGATCGAGGATGTGCGACAGAAATCCTACAAATACTTTCCGGCAAAGAAAAATGTTGAAATCGTTATTGAAACTGACAACCGATATGTACGAACAAGCGGTTATGTGGAGTCCAACGAACCAAACATTTTCAGCTCACAGGAAGGGACATCGATCTCGATCATTTGCCCCGACCCATTCTTTTATTCAGCCGGAGAGGATGGAAACAATGTAACGGATTTCTACAGCATTGACCCAATGTTTGAATTTCCGTTTTCGAATGAATCTCTAACGGAACCTCTGCTTGTGTTTGGCGAAATCCAAATCAAAACTGAGGGTGTCGTCACTTACTATGGCGATGCTGAAATCGGCATAACGATCTATATTCATGCTATCGGTCCGGCAAGCAACATCAATATTTACAATACGGAAACCAGAGAAGTCATGAAGATCGATACCGTGAAGCTCCAAAAGCTCACGGGAAAGGGCGTTGTTGCAAGTGACGATATTGTCATTAACACCTCAAAGGGCGATAAGAGCATTACCTTGATTCGTGAAGGCGTTTCTTACAATATTCTGAACTGTCTGGATAAGAATACTGACTGGTTCACGCTGGCAAAGGGCGATAACATTTTCGCATTTACCGCTGATAGCGGCGTTACCAATCTTCAGTTCAGGATCGAAAACAAAGTCATCTATGAGGGGGTATAACTATGGAGCTTTTGGTCTTAAATACCGATTTCGAGTCCGTAGCCGTCATAGATACTTATGAATCCATGATATGGACTGATCGATACAATGCATACGGAGATTTCGAAATTTTCTTTGCGATGGATACACAACTCTTGCAGTATTTGAAAGAGGACTACTATCTGTGGCTGAAGGATTCGGAACACTGTATGATTATCGAGGACATCAAGATCAATGCTGACACGGAGGAAGGAAATCATCTCATCGTTACAGGCAGATCGTTAGAGTCCATTCTTGAACGCCGCATCATCTGGGGACAGCGAATCTTTAACGGAAATCTTCAAAATGGCATCCAGACGATGCTAAACGAATGCATCATTTCACCGTCTATTGCCGATCGAAAGATTTCCAACTTTGTGTTCGTGCCTTCTACTGATCCTAAAATCACAAGTCTGAAAATCGACAACCAATACACAGGTGACTGCCTGTACGATGTTATTAAAGGACTTTGTGAGGAGAACAATATAGGGTTCAAGATCGTACTTACTGATGAAAATAAGTTCGCATTCAGTCTGTATGCCGGCGTTGATCGCTCTTATGAGCAGACGGAAAATCCGTATGTTGTTTTCTCTCCGAATTTTGAGAACATCATCAACAGCAATTACTATTCATCCAGAGTGAGTTTCCGTAATGTGACTCTCGTCGCAGGAGAAGGTGAAGGAGCATCGAGGCGAACTGCTATCGTTGGCTCAGCCTCCGGACTTGACCGGCGTGAGCTTTTCACAGATGCTCGTGACATTTCGTCTGATACAGAGGACGGAACACTCTCAGATGCAGAGTATATGGCACAGCTTCGGACAAAGGGTTTGAAAAACCTGGCTGACCATGTTGTAACCACTGCATTCGAAGGTGAGGTTGAAGTTACTCGCCTGTTCAAGTATGGCGAAGACTTCTTTATCGGAGACATCGTTCAAATCGCCAATGAATATGGCAATGAGGGTTCAGCTTACATTTCGGAGCTGGTCATCTCAAACAGTGAGGAAGGATTATCGATTTATCCGACCTTCAAAACTATTTCAAAGTAAGGAGGGAGAAACTGAATGAGCGTATCAAGCGGATTTTTCAATTCACTTAACGGTGACCGCAAA